AAAAAATAAAACTACACAAAAACCCAACGACTTAAAACGATCACAATCAAACGAGCAAACACACAACAAGCAAACACAACAGATTGCAGCGCACAGTTCTGAAACACGAACTCATCCACTGCAGTCTTGGAATCCGATCGCGATGATGATGAACTCTACGATTCGCCAAGGATGGCAGCAAGTGCTCAGGCGCTTTTCCATCCCAGCATCCGGAGATAGACTCATCGTCTCCAATTCCACTGATCAGCCCATAGGTCTTTTCGGAGCATTTGATACATCACTCCAAACACTCTCACAAGTCACCAATGACCCTGAGATTTTGAAGCAGAAGTCCAACATCCCCACGCATCTAGACATAGCATCTGTGCTCGAAACCAGCCCTCGATCTTTTCCATGGGTTTTCCTCACAAACTCCTTCTGCACTTTCGGTGGCTCCATACACGCTCAGAACCTTCAAGCCTTTGCAACCGCCGAGTTCAAGAGTGGATTTTGTTACATGAACCTGCTGATACCGCTTAGCTTCGACATCATCGATGCACACGCCGATTCCTTCCGCGGTTTTGTCGAACAACTCCCTGATACGCTAGGTGCCTATCCTTCGCTCAGCATGGTACTAAACGTCATGCTGCACGCAGCTACGCGCTTCCCAGAGATTGTTGCTTCCCCCGTTCCAACTATAGCATTCGATGCTGAATCACTGCAATTTCATGTAACTGATAAACGGGGCGTCCCTGGCATGTGGAACATACTTAAGGCCTGCCGCGTGTATGAGCTCCTCTCGCTTGCTGCGGATGGCATAGGCTGCGAGTACATGCTGTATCCCGTTGGCGCTGCGCCCCAATACTCCTTCTGGAAGAAATCCATGGACCACTTCATATCTGACCGGTTTGTGGAATTCTTAGCCATGCAGGGTTTGCTTGCTAGTGCACTTGAGCAGGATTACAAAACACACGACGCACGCGATGCATTACTCACAGCTCTACAGAACGCAGGTTACACGAATGTTGTCGCAAGAGAACGGAGATTTCCAAACGGCCATGACCCAAGCACCGTCTGGTTGAACCTGAACGAGGCTCCCATTTCAGAGAAGCTAACTGAGCTCAAACGATACCTCCTGGTTGGTCACAGAAGCGATGAGATTGCGGACATCACACACAACGTTCACCAGCACGTCTTCGAGGTTCTTAAAACCATGTCTGTCCAGTTTAGCAAGACAACCAACGCTTACAACCGCGCCCGTTTTGAGGTTAACCATGAGGTGATATGGAATGCAGAGTACGGACGCAGTTCTCAACAAAACGCTGAGCTCGAAGCCCTTGTTCTATTTCTCAATAGACAGTCGCTAGAGATCGAAAACATTCTGCGCAGAACAACTAGTCCCGTTGTTGTGACGAACTGGCAGCCTGATGTTCCTCCCGCAGCACCTGAAATCAGCGAAGGGGAGCCAACGCATGCAGTCGCAACACCAATAACTGAGGCACCAACACATGCAACTCCTGTTGAAGTTGTGAATTTGCCACCAACACGCTCTTATTGGGCCGAAACACTCGTTGGTGTGTTAACCGCAATTTTGGGAACCATCTTCGCCTTGCTCACTCGGGCGCTCATTCGCCCAAAGAGGCTGCGGAGAAAATCCACCTTTCCCTGGGTGTCACTAGACTCTGGAGACGAAGATGATGACCATTCTGGTGGAGGAGGAGGTAGCCCACAAACACCCGGCGGGCAGCCCCCAGCCTCGCCAGCACCCGGAACTCACCAGTCGCGCTTTTCCGTGCAAGATATAGCATCGGACACGAGCCTACTGAGTGTGGACCTTGATGAAGACACACTCTCCCAGTACGACGAAACTTTCCAGACAATTCGTCGTGCGCTCTTCGAGAACAGTTTTGGAGACATCCTGCAAAACTCAGCTCGCTGGATCTCCACACTGGAGGCGATGGCTCTTGCAGATGGCAATGCCCCTTACACGCTCCTTGCGCAGTACCTTAACGGAATCGAGGAGGCATACACAAACTTTCGCAACACAGGGCATATCTCCCGTGCAACATTGTCAGGCTTCTTCGTTCTGGAGGATAGTCTGCGTGCGGCTGGCATAGCTTTTGGGGGCACAACGCCCACGCAAACTATACAAAACCAGTCTGCTGACTCCCCAGCCCGTCGATGGAAAACACGCTTTGAGCAGATCGCATGCGAACTAGGTGATGCTAGCATCAAGTCGCTTGCAGATCTTGCAGACATCATCGACACTGAGCGTGAGAGAGGAGACTTAACTCAGTTTGATGTTCTCGCAGCTTCCTCCATAAGCAGTCTCTGCCGCGCTGTCCGTATTATCAGTGACACAACTGATCCAAACACACAACTAGCTCTTGTCGAGAACGCAACTGCTATGCAAAACAACATAAACGCCATCCTAGGCACGAATGTTAGCATCCCTTTCCTCAGCGCAACGCGTCGCCTGCTCATAACACGTCGCATTCAAGAAGCTGGAGCGGAGAGCCGCTCTGGCGCAACGCCAGACACCATACAGCAGCTCGCCGATGCTGAGCTAGCGGAAATTGTCAGCGAGGCAAACATGTTCAATGAGATGGCTGCTAGTCAGAGAGATATTGCCAATGCAACACGCGAAGCTACCATTCGTGAGCATGTACTTAGTCCTGTTAATGCCTTGGCCAATGTTGGCATGGCGGCTGCTTTCTTCCGATCTGGTGGTTTGCGTTCGAGGGCTTTTCATCCCACAATGCCAACAATGCCTGGTAGTCCTGCCGCCATAGGGCGGCCAATGTTTCAAGCCTTTAGAGGACGAGGGCACCGTCTCAATAGACGTTAAAACCCTGTGCTTTGGCACAGCACTGAACAAGCGACACGCGCTTGTTGTGATAATTGATTCCACGCTTAGCGTGCCACTGAACAAACGACACACGTTTGTTGTGATAATTAATTAATTTTTGCGCAGACTCTGTCTGTGTTTTCTAGAGTGTGCTGCTCGGCAGCTGCATCGGAGGGTTTTACGGGAACGACATCATCACACCCCATCCACAAACCGCCCTGCATTCACATCTTTGTGCCACTTTAAATACTCATACGCATAGGCAAGTGCCTTTCCGGCAGAGCATCCCCTGGCATCGACACTCACGCGATCGCAATCAACTGACTTAATCCTCGGTTTTGCAATCATATAGTGAGTTCTACCCCTGGACGTGTTCCCCCGGAACTGCAATCCTCGTTATGTTGTCGCTGATTACTATCAGCTCGTAAACCATGATATCCACCCACAATTAGCTATTCGTGTACTAGCATCATCGGATACGCCTATCCTGCACTTAAGCCTGCAGGACGCTATCAGGTCCGCTGACTGTTACCATTTGTGTAGCTCGTTGTGGTTCCGCCTCATATCTAAATTCAGTACCTGCATACAAAACGTCATGCATCCCTGTTCAACATGAGCACGGGTTTGGGAAGAAGCAAGTCATCATAGACTGCTGGCATTGTTAGGTTGACAATGCTTATGTACACAGGAACGTGAC